TCCGTCTTTCTTGCAGTAGTTGGCGGCCTCCAATGGTGTACCCTTCTGCGCTTCGATATGGGCTCGTGACAACAGCTGCTTGACTCGTCTAAAACCAACCGGGTTCTTGAAACGGACGTAACCCTGAAGGTGAGGGGTCCCGCACTCTCCAGTCTCGCGGCCAACAACGTAATATTCCGCTTGGCTTTGCAGGGATTCAACTTCTGCGCGGTCCCATTCGCTTGGATTGTTGATGGTGAAGCACCATCCGCGGCATCGTAGATCGTCATTCAAAGGCATTCGAAAAGTGGCTTAGCATGTGGGGCGAGTATTACCCCCACATGCTGTGCCTGTGCAACACACAACACACTGTGCAGGCTGTGCAACAACCTGAACTTCAACATGCGTCATTATCAAAATGGCTCGTCGCTACACGAGTCGTAGAAACACGCGCATGACGACCAGATATCGCCAGAAAAGAGCCAGACGCCGTGCCGTGGGCCGCCGTCGCATAGCCAGGTCTTTTCGTCGACGTGGTTATCAACGCTCTCTCCTTGGTCGCAACCCTTTTATGCAGGATCGTATGTCAACAGTACTCAAATACAACCAAGTAGTCAATTTAGCACCGCCTGGTGCAGGAGGACTCACAATAGGAGACAATGTTTGGAAATTCTCCATCAATAGTCTGTATGATCCAGATTATACAGGAGTAGGACACCAACCCATGTACTTCGACAATTATACGCAAGTATATTCGAAGTATAAAGTTAAGTATGCAACCATCACAGCAACAGTTATCAACCATTACGTCAACACCACCCTGTCTGGCCCAACTTTCTATGTGAACAATGCCTACAAGTTGTTCCTTATGAAAGACATGGATACTGGAGATGATTTGCCCACAAATGTCTCACAGATGCTTGAACTTGGTGGAAATTCAATCCGGTGGAGATTCGCAGGACCATCACTCACAGGATTCTTGCCAAAGTTGTCACTAGGATGTGCTCCGCATAAACTATGCAACGTGAGTTACAAAGACGACTCACTTGTATCATTTGCCACGGGAAATCCTTCCCGCAGAGCTTTCTTTTATGTTGGCATTGCCAGTTCAGATGGTTCATCTGATCCCCCAGCTTGCCAAGTGAACATCCAAATCACCTATTATGTAGACTTCTTTGACCGTCTCCTCACCCAGGCTCAAAATTAGTGTAGTATCTAACACTAAATAACACCATCTAACACTAATGTTTGAGTCTGACTTGCGCAGCTGTCGCATGTGGCTGGAAGCCACTGCGCAAGTCAGACGAGTGCTGGAAACACTAAGTAAAATGGACAACATTTTGATTAAGCCTCGTTATCATCCAAAAAGGACAAGTCCGTAAACGGAGTTCTTGGAAAGTAGACTTCCTTGAAACGACGCTTGAGTGGCTCCAAGTCTTCCACACGCTCGAAACATTGCGCCATCGAGTAGTTACTTGTCACGATGATTTTCTTCGGACGAATACGGCGGATAGTGCCCCCCTTGACTTCGCAGGAAAAAGGATAGCGATCGGCCCAAATCTTCAACCCACTCGCAGTCATCTCGTTTTTGGGAGCCCATTCTTCGATCACAACCACCTCTTCGTCGGCATACCCATCCCACCACTTGTTCAGTTGCTTTGGGAAGTGCTCGGGGAACTCCTCCCAGACGCGACGGGACTTGCCGGTGCCAGTTGGTCCCCACCACCACTCGTTCGATAGCTCGTCCAATATGGTGGAGTGTCGAGTCCGGAACCGTAAGAGTCGGTCGTAGTACCGGAGGTACTCTCCTGGGAACTCGTCTCGGATGTATCCCATGTCGCCTCGCTCAGCCGCGTCAAGGATAAGGCGCCAGCGTTCCTTCGCGGTGACTCCACTTCGCTTGAGCTCTCCCCACTCGTCGAAATCTCCGTCTTTCTTGCAGTAGTTGGCGGCCTCCAATGGTGTACCCTTCTGCGCTTCGATATGGGCTCGTGACAACAGCTGCTTGACTCGTCTAAAACCAACCGGGTTCTTGAAACGGACGTAA